TCAGCCCGTCCGGGCAACCCAATCCCCCTTCTCGATAAACCTGATCCGGTACGCCTCACGCTCGGCTGCGGACATGAACTCCCATGCGAAGTCTTCCTCGCGCGGCCCGCCTTTGCACTGCCCGTACCGATACCATCCACCCACACGCAGCCCGGAGTACATCAGGTTCCGCTTGATGACTCCGACGCCGAGGGTTTCCAGCATCTCGCGGAACAGCTCGTCGGCTTCGGCGCGGCTGACTTGCTGGGATGCGTAAAGCCAGTCATGCACGACGCCCGCCGCACGGTGATCCAGGCTGTCAAAAAGCGGATCAACCAGCCAGGGAATCGACGCCAGATCAGTCACGAACCATCGCGGCACCGTGAATTCCCTGCCATCCCTAGCGTGATAGCGGAACGGCTCCAGTAGCACCCACTCGCCGGGCTTGTAGGCGCGCAGATCCAGCGCGCCGGAGAACCATGCGTCACTCATGGCATTCGACCCTCACCTTGTGCGGGGCCGTCCGCGTATCCATCACAGCACGATAGGCCGCACGGTCTACGGCTGGCTTGCCGCAGTAGTACGAGGCGAGCGAGGCGGCGCAGCCTTGGAGGGTGAGCAGCAGGCAGGCGGCAACAATGATGCGGATCATGCGAGGACTCCCCCGGCTTTTGAGTAGGCGGCCAGCAGTGGGCCGATGGCGTGTTCGTGTTGGCCGTACCCAGCGCCGGGCAAAGACGCCCACCGGCTGCGGCATTTGTTGATGGCGTCGGCAATGCGCCCGGCCTTGATGTCGTCTAGCGCCCGGCATTCTCGGATCAGTTGAAGCGCAATCCGGTCCTGGCTTTCGGGACCAAAGTCGGGCAACCCTAGCGTCCGCTTATAGTGGTCGTAGAAGCGCGACAGGATCTGGTACCGGCCGGCGGCCGTGGACTTGATACCAAGCTTTGGGAGCGGCACGAGCCGGCGCGGGTGATCGGCATAGCCATCGAACAGCGCACCGCCCACTACCACGTCATACCCGCGATCGCGTGTCGGCTGCCGGCCGTTGTCGGTGCCCTCGGACCATGCGAGCAGATCAAGAAAGGCGAGCACGTTCTCGCCGCCCGCTTGGGCAGCTGTGAGTTGCGGCATGGGAAACTCCAGGCAAAGAAAAACCCGCCGAAGCGGGTATGGGTGTCGCGGATGGGTTACTGAGGGACCGCCGCTGCTGCAATGAACAGCTCGTCTATCTGCAGCTCAGTCAGGCCAAGCTGCGAACCTAGCGCGTTGATCATCGGCCACTCTCGGCGCACGTCGAGCGCGTATTCCCAGTCGATGCGAGCAGCGCGGCCCTCGTCGCCTTCCATTGCGGCGATAGCTGTTTCGACATCATCAAGGATGCCCGCGCCCAGCATGGCTAGACGGGCTTGGCGCATGGTGACGGACTGCGGGGCAGCCGGCTGCGGCTCTGGTGCCGGAGCTGGCCGCTCATCCAGCACAACCCATCCGCTGCCGGTCCACTGCGCAACTTGAGAGCCTTTCGTGACTGGCGGTTTCGTCGGCGTGCTGCGCTGCGGCAACGGTCCTGCCGGGTCCGCCTCTACGCTTCCCACAAAGACGCCGCTTGCGTCCCACTGATAAAGGATCATGCGACCTCCTGTGCTTTAACGTAATGGCGAAGACCGGCAACGGCGCGCGGGTTCGGCAGCTGGAATTGAGTGGCTGTGTCGTACCCGTAAACCGGAACGCTTCGAGTCATCGTGCCGCTGTCGCCGCCTGCGATTGCTGTCCCTGCCCGACTGTCAGCCAGCGCGCGAATAGCTGTTGCCCCGAAACCGCTCGTAATAGCCGACCAGCTCGCACCGTTATCTGTGCTTCGTATCATTGACCCAGACGCGCCGGCAGCCAACCACGACCCGTCGCCATCTGTAGCGACTCCATAAAGAGTGACATTCCCGAGCGTGCTAGTCGCCTGAACCCAGGTAGCGCCGTTATTGGTGCTTCGAACGACGATTCCATTAGATGCGACAGCTACCCAGACTCCGTCATTTTGCGCGGCTACCCCGTTGAATGTCGCCGTTTGAGTGCTGCTAACAGTTCCCCAGGTAGCGCCATTGTCCGAGCTTCGCGTAAATACGCCTGACGTGCCAACCGCCACCCACACGCCCCAGGCGTCCGTTGCCACCGCGCCTATCGAGGTCGTGCCAAACCCGCTTGTGACAGCGGCCCACGTCAGGCCGTGGTTCGTGCTGCGGACCATCACGCCCGAGCTGCCGACAGCAATCCAAACACCATTCAGTCCAGCAGCTACGCCAGTCAGCGCTGTACTGGTTGTACTGGTCACCGCAGCCCAGGTCGCGCCGTTATCGGAACTGCGAGAAATAACCCCACCAGTGCCGACGGCAACCCATACGCCGAGCCTGTTTGTCGCAATTCCTTGAATCCGACTGGTGCCGAAGCCGCTCGCAACAGACGCCCATGTCGCCCCGTTGTCCGTGCTGCGGCGCATGACACCGCCATCACTGCCGGACACCCAAACACCGCTGCCGTCAGTGGCGATGGCCCATATCGCAGACGTGCCAAACCCGCTTGTGACCGATGCCCATGTAGTGCCGGTAACGCCTCCGATTAGGCCGGTTTGGGAATACAGCACCGGATAGGACGACTGCAGGTAAATGCTGCCGTCTGCCAGTAGGTATTCAGAGCCGGGGGTGCGGGACGTGGTGAGCAGATCGCCAATCTTGAGCCCTGTCTCCAGCCAGTCCACGCCGCTTTCGTCCGGGCGAACTGTAAGGACACGCCGACCTTTCCCAGCCAGAGACGGGAGGCCTGCAGATGCTTGCGCTGCGGCTGCGGCTATCTCTGCCTGATCTGCCGCTTCCTCGCTGCGGGTCGCCTCGTTTGCAGCCAGGGTGACCTGAGCGCCGGCCAGAGCTACCTGATCAGCGGCATCGTTTGCGGACTGCGCGGCGGCAGCGGCGCTATCGGCTGCTGCTGTGACAGAGGAGCCAATACTGTCAACCGCCTCGTTGATTCCTGTGATGGCGGTATTGACCTCTGGAACCATGGCCTGCTGCGCGAGCAGCGATGCGCCGGCCTTGTTATCGAATACCTGTTCCGCATCGGTTGGTAGCGGCGGGTCAGGCAATAGGCTAACCAATGGAATTGGCATCAGATGAGGCTCCTTACTTCGAGCGTGTACTCGGCTCGGTTGAATGTGGTCAGTACGAGAGCAAGCCGCTCAAATCTGCCGACGATGATGGTTGGGTCTATTTCTTCAGCGCCGACGTAAAGCGCCGCAGTATCGCTCAGCGGCTCAAGCGTCCGGAGGGCGCTCGATAATTGATCTCCTCGCATGACAATGTCGAAGTCGACAAACCGGCGCTTTCCGCGAGGGACGATTGTCACGTTCCCAAACGCATCCTCATTGACGCTGGAATAGCTCTCAGTGCCCAACCCGGTCCCGTAAGTAGCGATGCCAATCTCACGACCCATACCAATTACAAACATCCCGATGCGAGCAACTCCGCCGGGCGCGCTTGCCACAACCCTGATGTCAGCATTGGCAAACGGCGGCAGATCAAATCTCGCCACGTTGTCCTTAGTGACGAATGGCCCGAAGTAGTACCGGTAGTAGCTGCCGCCTGCCTTGAGGGACATCGCAAAGGTCTGGTCGTAAACGACCTCGCCATCAATGATCATCTGGACCTGAACGCTCGACGCGCGGACGCCGACCAGGCCAAATGAATTGATTCGTGCGCCCGGGCGGATTGTCACGTCGATGCTTTCGGGGTTTTCCGTGTAGGTTCCAATTGACCAGGTATTGCCGGCCCGCTTCCTGAACATTCGCCAGCGATTGATTGGCCCAAGGTCCAGCCATGACGGAACTGCCTTTGCGATCCCGTCTAACGGAGAGTCAGTGGTGGATTGGGCCAGAACTTCATACGCATTGATGCCGACAATGCGTCGATCCCCCTGCGTGTAAGTTCCAGCAACCCATGCCGGATAATCCGCGTCCGGCACGTTGTTGCTGATCATCTTGTCCGGCGTTACCTCAACGGGCGGCACAACCTTCATAACGCTCATGCAGCCACTCCTTTAGTTTGAACGGTGCCAACGATCTGTACGCCCGACTGGTTCATCTGGCGTGTACTGGTGGCTGTCTGCTCCATGAACTTCGCCATTTGTCGAAGATCGTTGTGGATCTCCGCTCGCAGCTGCCGAAGCTCAGCGACCGACCCGCTATCGCCTCCCCCTCCCAGCATCGCCGCCGTCTGGCTGGCGTTGTAGATGCGCGACGGGCCGGTTACTTCTAGCTCCGGGCCATCCTTACGCATAGCCTCGACCGCCCCGACGCCGCCCCACTTGGCGATATCTGACTGCGACCAGACCACCTCGCCCTTGTGGACAATGCCTGCCGGGTCGTACTTGTCGCCGCGACCGGTGTAGCCACCAGAGGCAAACCCAGGGATTCCCAGGCTTTTCAGGTACTGCTCAGCCGACTTCTTGGTAGCAGCAGATTCCGCACTGTTCCCCAACGCCCCCTTGGCAATCGACGTTGCAATGTCCTCATAGGTGGCCGTGCCGTTTTGCAGCGCGTTGGCCCAGAACGCCGCGCCCGCCTCGTCGCCCTCAGTTCCGCGCCCGAGCACCGACTGATAGATGCTGTCGACAATCGAACGGTTGTTCTGCGGCGTGTTGGCCTGCGCGGCGCCCTTCGGAAGCGCCCCGAGAGCGGCAACCACGGAGGCGTTCATTGCGGCAATTGCTGCCGCTACGCCCATGACGCTGTTGTCGATGCCGTTGAGCGCGTCGAGTTGCGCCTGAGCGAAAGCAAGCTGAGCATCCAGCCCGGCCATGTCGGCGTCGTACTGCTTCTGAGCCGTCTTGAGCTGATCCTGTACCGACCTGAGCAGCTTTTCTTCGGTCGTGAGCTGCTTGCCGTTGACCTTCTCCAGCTCGGCAACCAAGTTCGCGGTGCGGCCCTGCTCGCGCTCGAAATCCTCGAGCGAGCCGTACAGCGACGCGTCCATTTCCGACGCCACGTCGAGCGCATCCTGCAAGCCCTCGAAGCCGGCCAGCGAGCCGCCAGCGCGAGCCGTCACCAGCGCGCTGTTGAGCGTCATCACGGCCTGAGCGCGCAACATCCGCACGGCATCGTCAGATGTGCCGCGCAGGCGCTTGAGTGCCGCATCTAGCGAGTTGGCAATACCTGTCATCCCGGACAGGTTTGACGAGGCCGTTGCGGCCATGTCGTTCAGCGAGCCGATCCGGGCGCTGTAGGCCGCCTGCAGCTCTCGCTGCTCAGCCGCAATCGAGCGCTGCAGGGCCGCATAGGCCGTGTTTACCGAGCCGATCAGCAACGCATTAGCCTGCGCCGCCTGCTGTTCCAGGATGTCGTAGTACTGCGCCGCCTGGCCGCTCAGCTGCATGAGCGTGGCGAACATCTCCTGCCCGGCTTCGGTGGTTAGGTCGATATCCTCGACCATCGCCCGGTAGGCCTCGCGCGACGAAACCAACTCCACGTCCGCAGCCTCGAAGGCACGAGTGATCGAATCAATCGTGTCCTCGACCTTCTCCGCATCGGTGAAGAACGCGCCGTAGTACGTAGCCGAGTTGGCCGCCAGCGCATCCAGACCGCCAGCCGCAGCCGACAGCGCCTCGGCCAGCTTCCCTCCAGCCACGCTCGCGTCGTACATCTCAACGTCGAGATAGCGCAGCACCTCGTTGACGCCCTGCAGGTTGCCGACGAAGGCCTGCATGCCCTCAAAGTCGAGGTCAAGACCGGTGTTGAACACCTTGTTCAGCTCCGCCGTCATGGCATCGGCAGCGGAGCCGAACCATTCAGCAATGGCCTGCTGGATTTCCTCCTCGGTCTTGCCCTTGGTGCTGATCTGCTTGCTAGCCATTTGCAGGCCGTCGAGTGAGCCCTCCTCGACGCTGTAGCTCAATGCCTCGAACAGCCCAGCCACGCCGGCCTCGGTGGCGTCATATGCCTGCTGCAGGGCTGCTGCGGTTTCGGCGTCCAGCGCGCTGTAACGGGTGCGCTTTTTGTTCGAACTGAACAGCCCGCCCTTTTTCTTCTGATATTCGTACTGTTGGCCGAGGAAATCGCCATTTTCCACGCTGAAGGCCAGGCCCACATCCTTGGTCTGCCATTTGCCGCCGAACAGAGAGCCGCCCAGAGCACTGCCGAGCGCCCCGCCGATGATCCCGCCAATGCCCGGCAGCAGGATATTGCCCAGCGTGGCGCCACCCCAGGCGCCAAGCCCGCCAGTTGCCGCACCTTTGAGCCCCGCCTGGCCGTACCCATAGAGCGCGCCGCCGATGCCAGCAAGCCCACCGATTGCGCCGTTCAGCGCGCCCGACGAGAGCTGATAGCTCAGCGGGGCATAGGTCATGCCGCCGCCGTTGAGCAGCGTCCCGATGACCTGCCCAGCGCCGGCATTGATGCCGGAGAGTGCGCCGCCGTAGTAACCGCCGACGCCCTGGATGCCACCCATGAGGCCGCCAGACTGCCAGCCAGCCAGCGCTGCAGGGCCAACTCCTGTTATGGCGCTGTAGGCGGTCTGACCGTATTGCAACAGGCTGCCGACACCGATACCGCCGCCCGAGCCGCCACCCATCATGGCAGTCGCCTGCCCTGCAGCCCCGCCAATCCCCAGCGCCGCGCCTATCTGCAGAACGATCGGGCGAGTGATGGCCATGTGAGCCAGCTCGGCCAGCATCTGCTTGAACGCATTGGTCAGCGAGTCGCGGAAGCTGGAGAACCCGTCCCCGATGTTGCGCCAGGCGTCGGCAAAAGCGCTGTCTACGCGCTCAAGGGCGGATTCGGTCCACTGGCCCCACTCGGACGACTTGCGCTTGTTTTCCTCGTATTCGCGGCCCAGCAGTTCCAGGGCGCGCTGGTATTCAGCCGCACGCTCGGGGTAGCGCTTCATCGCGTCGGTGAGCAGCTTCTGCTCGTCGGCGTAGTCGCGGGTCGCCTTGCTGATCGGGTCGAGCCGGTCGAGCACGGACTCCAGCTGATCGTCGATCTTCTTGATCGCATCAGCCGCTTCCTTTGCCTGCTTGTTGTGCTTGTCCCATATAGGCTTGTTCAGGTCCGTGTACAGGCCCTGGACGACCTTCTGGTATTGCTCTGTGGTGTACTTGCCTTTGAGCAACGCTTCGTCAGCAAGCGCGATGCCTTTTTCATACTCAGCCTGAGCCTTGGCGGCGGGATCGTATTTGCTGATGAGGCTGTCTAGCGCCTTCAGTTTTGCGTCCGCTGATTTCTTGGCGGCTGCCGCAATTCTCTTTGCGGAATCCTCCTCTTCTTTTGTTAGTTGCTTTACTGAAGCAGTGCGCTCGGTGCTGATCCTGGTGTTGGCGTTGTGCTGGTCAAGATACGCCTTGGCTGCAGCTTTACCCGTTTCGAGCAAAGCATCTCGCTCAGCAAAGATCGCTTCCAGGCTCTCTTCACGGGCGCCGTCGTTGGCCTGCATCCGTGTGCGTACGCTGTCATATGCCTGAGCCGCGGACTCCAGCCCACCAGGCAGGGCCTTGAGATAAGCCGCTGCGGCCTCTGCCTTGTTGAGAACACCATCAACAAAGTGCGCCACCTCTACCACTGCAATCTGAACAGCGGCGCGCAAGTTCACCGGCATTTGCGAGAACGCCTCGCCAATGGAGAACGAGCTGCCCGTCATGTCACCAGTAAACTGGTTGATTTGATCGGTAAGCGCGGATATTTCGCCGGAGACAACGCTTACGGCTGTGGTCCAGTTGGTGAACCCTTCAATAGCGCCAGCCACGAACTCGCCGTCACTCAGTGCATCACTGAGGTCATTGATCATCTCGGCTAAGCCAGCAGTGGCGCCTTGAGCTTCATTGATCTCACCCACTACCGACGCGAAATGATTGCCCAGGCGCGTCAATGCATCACCGACGGTTGTCGGCATCTGCTCGGCTAACTGCGCGTTGGCTTCCCTGGCAGCAATCATCGACCGGACAAAAGTATCCATCGATAACTTGCCGGACTGGCCCATCTGCTTGACAGCCGTCTCGGTTATTCCGAGATTCTTAGCGATGTCCGAAACAGCAGTGGGCATCACCTCCAGCACGGCGCGCCATTCGTCTCCCCTAACGACACCGGTTACCATGCTTTTCGAGAGAGCATCAATTGCCCTGCGGCCCGTCTCTGCACTTGCAGCGTTTATGGTGAGCGAGCTGGATGCGCTATCGATAAAGTCGATCGTCTCGGCAGTGGAATAGCCAAGCTCTTTCATCGCCTTTGAGCTGCGAATAAATAACTCTTGCTGCTCCTGAATCGGCTTGTATGTGCGGTCGCTGATTTCCATCAGCCGCTTCTGGACGGCGTAATACTCTGCCGTGTCAGTCGTCACCATCTTGATTCGACTGGCCATCTGGCCGTAGGCATCGGCCTGCTTAATGACCGCACCCAGCGCGCCTGCTCCAGCAGCGATTGCCATGGCTCCGCGCATGACATTCATCGCGGACTGCGCACTTTTCCCGGCGCGATCAAATGCGGTATCGACAGATTTAAGCTGGCCGTCAATCTTCTTGCTGAAGCCGCCCACTGCGCTTTCACCCTGAGCAAGCTCCCGGCGCATTTGCTGGGTGGTGGCCTCAATGCGCACTAGTAGGCTGGCGATGTCTTGGGCCATTTCTCTTTTCTCCGGGCATAAAAAAACCGGCTCAAGGCCGGTCGCTGGGCGTAAAAAAGCCCACTCATTGGCGGGCTCAGCATTCTGTGGTTATGTCAGTCGCAGGCGGCTCGCCAGGCGTCCTCAAATGCCTCGGCAGGCACTTGTCCCTCGATGAAAACGAGGCGATCGGTAGGCGCAACGTAACGAGCGAATCCGGCGTACGCACCGAAACTGTTCTTGGCATTCACTTCGCCGCAGTACCCTCGCTCGCTCCTGAACTTGGCAGACCCAGGATCTACCAGCAAGCCAGATACACGCTCCCGGCCAACACGCTGCCGGCGTATCTCTTGCAGCTCAGCATACCGTTTCGCGCCGATCCCGGTGTCTACCACTCCCGGCGGGCTCGCCGGCTTCTTGTCGGATACGCAGAAAGAAATACCGAAGGCGATAAAGGCTATCGCCAACAGCCAAGTGAACCATCCTGTTTTTGCTTGAGCCATAACGCCCCCTTTAGTGAAGGGCGAGAGTATCAAAACGCCAGCACAAACACCCAGCGCTTGGCGGGCCCCTCCCCATAAGAAAGGGCCAATGTAGCAGACGGCCTTCACGCCAGTCATTCACCCTTGCGCCCGCGGATCGAGGCCTTGATTCTGGCTGCGCGCTCTTCCGGCGTTTCGTCCTCGCGGTTGTCGGCCGGCTTTCCGCCGCCAAACGGATTGGTGGCGCGGAGGAATTCGACCTTTGCCTCATAGGCAAGCAGCAACTCCGGGATCGGCGTCGACCACGCCACGGCCGGGGGCCAGCCGAGCCAGCCGGTGGCCAGGCCGTATAGGTGATCGACGTAGCTGCCGTCCTTTACTGCGCTGCTTTTGCCCGAGGCTTTCGGCCGTTTCCCGACTCTTCCTCAGCCTTGGCTTGGGACGGGTTGAGCAGGGCCACGACAAACGGCACGACCTGCGCTGTAATTTCGGCAACGCCTGCCTCGAACACGGCGTCTGGCAGCTCTTTTGCTTCCTTCGGGGTCAGGCCAGCGCCAGCCGTGATGACGACCGAGCAAGCATCGATGCTCAGGCTGCCAAGCGCATCCAAAGCGGGACGCAGACCGCCGAAGCGACCCTCGATTTTTCGAACAGCATCAAGGTTCGGGGTCAGTTCAAACTCGAACTCACCAATGGCTACGATGGTTTTGCCGTATTGGGTTTTACTGGTCATGCGAAGCTCCAGGGAGAAAGTGGCGGCCAGGGGTTGCCTGGCCGGCAGACTTAGGCGGCGTCGGTGAACACGGCCGAGTTGATGGCGATTGCGGCAGTGGCCTTGCGGATCGCGTCGGCGGCGCCGATCTGGTCGCGGAAGATGGTGACCTGGCCGATGTAGTAATCAACTTCACCGTCCGGGTAGGCGATCTTGAAGGCGTAGTTGTCGTCGGACTTCAGCGCGGCCTTCATGGCGATCTGGCCGGCGTCTGCACGATCCAGGCCCAAGGTCAGGCTTTGAGTTCCGGCGTCAAAGGTGGTCTTAACCTTGCGCACGCGGCGGTTGGCGAGCGCGGTAAAGTTTTGCGTAGCGGCTTCGTCGCCAATCTCGCCGGCGTCTTCAATCTCGCCAACTTCGGTGTATACGAGCGCAGACAATGCGGTGATCGCAGCGGTATCGTCTGCAAACGCGGTGACGGCCTGTGCCGGCCCGATGCTGAACGTGATGCCAGCGGAGGTGCTGATGGTCATGTGTATCTCCTAGCTAGGGAATCTGCCGGGTCGGCAGGAACGAAAAAGCCCGGCACTTGGCCGGGCTCTGGTTTGCGGGATGATTGATTACTGCTGGGTAATGACTCGAACGGTCACGGAACCCTGGAAGGTCACGCCGTCGGCGTCTCGATTGGTGCTCATGCGCTCGACGCGGACCGATACGGCTCGGCCATCGCTGAGAATCAGTGGGCGCTCATCAAGTGAGGCCTCGATCTCGGCATTGATGCGCTTCACTTCGGCCTGCCCTCGGTAATTGCTCCAGACGGACAGGTAAATGAATCGGTTGGCGCGCTTGCGGCCGCCGATAACGCTGGTGTTTGTGGCCTGCTCGCTGTCTATCGTGACGTATGGCGGCGCAGTGTCCATTGGCACGGCGTCATATACCGGCACGCTGAGTTCGTCGCTCAGGCGGGCGTATAGCGCGGCCTGAAGGGGTATTGCTGGATCAGCCATCTGCACTCCTCGCCGCCTTGTCCAGAGTCGAAGCAATCGCATCGCTCAACAGTTTGCGGATCGCGTCTTTGTTTAGGTCGTAGGATGGCCGGATGAACGGGTGCGCCGGCCGGGCGGGGATGTCGGGCGCATAGCCGAAGAAGTTCTGGCCGTCCGTTTTGTTTTTGCTGTTCTTCTTGAGCTTGCCCGGCCCGCCTTTGGTGCCGTACTCGACAAATCGCAAGTAGAAGAACCGCCGCATCATCTTCTTGCCGCGCACGCCAATCTGCGCGTCGAGGCCCGACTTGCTGACGAACGCCGTCAACGCCCACCAGCCTGCGCCGGTATCGCGGGGGATGAGCTGCTGCTGTGTCTCCAGAACCAGATCAGCCGCTTTCTGCATCGCGGGGCGCAGGTCCGACTCCATCTGGTTGCCGATGCGCCGGAGCACGCCGCGCAGCTTGAAGTCACCCTTTACGCTTGATCGTCTAGCCATGCGCACTCCTACGGATTCGCCACGGACGAGCACAACAGTTGCATCATGTCGCGCTCGTTGCTGGGCAGGACAGCCTCGATCCGGTAGGTGATGGAGCCATCGACCAGCCGGCGACCCGCTACGAAGTCAGCAGAAGGACGCACGCGAATCTCCGCAGACACGACAGCGGTCAGCTGCTGCGCCACATTCGAGACGCGCCCCGTTGGCGTGGTGATTTCGCACCAGACCGGGCGAATCTCTGCCCAGCCGTCGACGTAACCACCCATTCCGTCTGGCGTGCGCTGCTCCGATTGAAGGCTGCATCGGTGCCTTAGTTTGCCGGCTCTCATACGCAGGTCCACCGATGCGGCAGCCACAGTGATTTGGTGGCCATGGGCACTTCGGCAGTAATGGTGCCAATCACAACGGATTCACGGTTGGCATACCAGTGCCCGATCAGCAGGAGCGCGCCCTGCTCGATGGATTTGGTGATGGGCAGGTGGTTCTCCACCGTTTCAGGCAAGACCGTGACCAACTTGCGATTGGTCCAAGCCTCAAACGCGCTGATAGCTGCGTCGATATACGCCTGAATCAGGGCATCTTCTTCGGTGCCGTCAACGCGCAGATGGCTTTTTACCAACGCGAGGTCGATCATTTTTTGGTGCCTCCCCCGCCAAAGTGGCAACTTTCAGGTGATCCACTGCGACGATGGCGCAGCGGTCGGAAACTTCTTGCTCCCCGGTTTCGATGCGCACGACACGGTTGCCGTCTGGCGCGAACGGGAAGGCTTGGTGAACCAGTATCTTGGGCATTGCCTACCTCCGAGAAGGAGCGCCCGAAGGCGCCCCCTGTCCGGTTACACGCTGAGGGTCAGCAGCTTGACCGCCTGCGAGTCGACCAACATGCCGCCGACGCGCTTGGTGGTATAGAACCCCACATTAGGTTTATTTGTGTAGGGATCGCGCAGCACGCGGGTGCCGATGCGGTCCACGATGGTGTAGGCGCGGCGGAAATCACCGAAGGCGATGGCGTTCGCGTCTGCCGCGACTTCCGGCATGTCCTCGTTCTCGGTGATGCCGTAGCCCAGGATCAGCGACGGCTGGCCCGCTTCCAGGCCCGGACGCCACAGGTAGTTGCCCTCGGAGTCCTTCATAGTGCGGATCTTGAACACGGTGGTGTTCGGCATCATCCAGCTCGCGCCAGCGCGGAAGCCCTTGCGCAGGGTGTAGACGAGCTTGATCAGGTCGTCCGCAGTGAAGTCGCCAGCGACACCGGAGTGGACCTTCTGCAGGGTGCCGAAGGCGCGCACGGCGTCGCTGTCGGTGCTCATGGCATAAGCCAGCAGACCTTTTGGCTTGTTCACGCCGTCGCCGGTCAGGAACGCCAGGCCTTCCTGCTCCGCGAACTCGCGGGCAACCTCAGCCGACAGCCAGCCCTCGGCGTCGAAGAACATATCGTCCAGGCTGGTCTGGGTGGCTTGCGGGTTGGCGTAGATCTCGCCCATGAAGGCGGAAATCTGCGCCAGGGTCGGCGTGCCGGTTGCCGGGCGCGCAGCAGTCTCGCCTACCCAGCCGGAACCAGCGCCGCCGAGGTTGACCAGGCGCTTGTAGTCCGGGGTCGAGACGGTGATCTGGTTGCAGACCGAGCGCATGGGCGACTCGTCGCGCAGCAGTTCGATGATGGAGCGGTCCAGTTCTTCCGGCACAGCGTAGCCGCCGTCAGCCTCGACAGTGGTTTGCAGGGCTTTCTGCTGGAGTTCTGCCAGGCCGTCGTCCTTGCCCTTGCGCACGAACTGCATGAAGGCGTTCTTGTGCTCGGAGACGGACTTGCTGCCCGAGGCGCCGGGGCGTTTGGCGTCGGCCAGTTCCTTTTCCAGCGCGGACTTCAGCTCGTCCAGCTCGGACAGCTTGCCGTTCAGGGTTTCGACCTGGCCAGCCAGCTTGCCCTTCTCCGACTCCAGCGCCTCGACGCGCTTGTCGTTGGTGCTTTTGAATTCGTCGAATTTCTTACCAAGGGCTTCGGCGACTTCTTGTACGTCTTTGATTTCAACGGCCATGTGGCCTCCTTAAATGCGAGAAATGAGGGTTTTCAGGGATTCAAGCGCTTCATCTGCCGCCGCCTCTCGCGGGGTGATCGCGCTGTAGCCTTTGGCCATGAAGGCTTTGGCTTGGGAGCCGGAAAACCCAACCTCTCGAAGGGCCTTCTCGACCTTGCTCGGCGGCGGCGTTTCGCCACGCTCAAGCAGGGATTTCACGTTGGAAATACGCGCTTCATCGTTCGCCGGGAACGTGACCAGAGAGACTTCCCACAGATCAATGTCCTTGAGGATGAAGGCGTCTTTCTGCTTGTCGTAGTCGTAGTCGTTGAGCACATAGCCGATGGACAGGCCCGACAGGCTGCCGGCCTTCATGTGCGCGTGAGCCCGCTTGGCGAGCGGGTCATCGTCGATCAGCAGCCGACCCTTCAGGAAAAGCCCAGTCTCGTCCTCGCGCATCTCGGTGTAGATGCCGATGGGCTCGCTCATGTTGTGCTGCCACAGCAGCGCGGGCATGCGGCCTTTCTCCTGCCAGGCCGCAAGGGACTTCGCGAAGGCGCCCGGCACGATGATGTCGGAATAGCTGTCTTTCACGCCGAACACGGAGCCGTAGCCCTCGAATTCGCCGCTATCGCTCACCGATTTGACGGTCAGCGGTATATCAAGGCGCTGCTTGGTCAGCATTCGCGGCCTCCGGGTCGGTTGTCATGTTCATCGGGGTCAGGTAAACGTCGCCGCCGTCGCGCGGGTTGAGGTCTTCCAGTTCGCGGCAGTCGTTGGGGCTCAAAATCCCCCACTGAATGCCCTTGCCATAGCTCTCATAGCGGCCTTTGAGGTCGCCGCGCAGCAGCGCCCCGGCATTGAATTTGGCGTAATGGTTGGCCCGGTCCTTGTCGTTCAGCAGGCCGACGCGGATGCGGTTCTCGATGCGCGTCAGATAAGGAACCAAGGCGTAGTTCACGAAGGAGAGACCGAGGTTTTCCACGTTGTTGAACGTGGCCTTCTCCAGGCTTGCGACCAAATGCGGCGGCACGCGGAAAATCGCGCAGATTTCGTCGCGCTGCATCTTGCGGGTTTCGAGGAACTGGCTGTCCTCGGCGTTGAGGCTGATCGGCTTCCAGTTCAGGCCCATCTCCAGAATCATCGGCTTGTAGGCGTTGGCAACGCCCATGTGCTCGCCGTGAAACTGCGTCTTGAGCCGGTTGAATGCCTCATCCGTCAGCGCCTGGTCGGTTGCCAATACGCCGGAAGTAACCGCGCCATTGGTGAACAGGCGGCTGCCATGCTCTTCGGTGCTCAGCCCGAGCGCGATGGCCTGCCGTGCGTAGGCGATGGGGTTCAGCCCATGCAACCCGTCCAGGGTAAACAGACGCACATGCCAGATTTCGTCCTGGCTCAGGGTGCGTTGCTCGCCATTCTTGAAGGTGACTTTGTAGGAAACCGTCCAGTCATCGTTCAGTTTCGGCGTTACGGCGCCCGGATCTATCGGCAGCAGCTCGACAACCTGCCCCAGGGCATAGACCTTGTAGGCGTAGAAGTTGCCGCGCAGGCACAGGCACGCGACCAACAACTCCCAAAACTCCTGGCTGGTCATGTAGCCGTTGGGCGCCACGCTCAGCAGGTAGTTGAGCCGGTGAGACGATGCCGTCTCGATGCTGCGGCCGGTCTGCTTGACCAGCCGACACGGCAGCATCCCTACCGACTCGGCCAGCACGCGGACACAGCCGAAAACCGTAGTCATCTGCATGGCGCGGGTCGTTGTGACCTGCTGGCCGGTGACGGTTTCATAGCCGACGCCGAGCGCGGCAGCCAGGGCGGCCGAGGTGTCGATAACGTCCGCGCTTTTCGTGCCGAACAGGCCGCGCAGCTTTGCAATCATGCCCATCAGAGCGTCCTGATTCCGTGTTTAAGGATGTGGTCGGAGATGGTTTCGTCCGCCCGCTCGACCGAAATCGCGCGCGCCAGAGCGATGATCAAGGCGACGATGCCGTCGATCTTGTTCTCGGGCCGTTCTTTGTTGGGGTAGATGTTGTCCTTTACGTCCATCTTCGCGACGACGTTGGAGGCCATCCACGTCAGGACCGGGCAATCGCCGTGGGCCAGCTTGCGCTGGAGAATCAGCGACTCCAGTTCCTTCATGGGCTCGGAGAGGTTCTGCACCGTCTGGCGGATCTCCACCATCGGCAGCCCTTCAAGCTCCATTTCCTGAGCCAGTTGGGTGGCCTGCCATGGGTCGTACCCCACCGCCTGCAGGTCGAAGCGGCCGGCGAACTCGCGCAGGTCCTCCTTGATGACCTCGAACTCGATCACCTCGCCATCGGTCAGCGTCAGCAGGCCGAGCGCGTCAAATTCGCGGTATCGGGCCGTGTTGCTATCCAGCTCCTCGATGACTCGCGCCTCGGGCAGGTAGTAGCGCCCATGGACGTGCCAGTGCGGGTCGTCGCCATGCGGCGGGAAGACCAACAGACAGCCGGCCACGTCGATTTTGCTGGCGAGGTCCAGCCCCATGAAACAGGGGCGCCTCTCCAGTTCTGCAAGACTCTTGCGTGGCGGGGCTTCCTTCCAGCGCAGCATGTTCAGCCAGGCGTTCTTGGCGCCCACCCATTCGTTCAGGTGCTTGGTGCGGAAGGTCGCCTGCTTGGTGGCTGACTGCATGGCGTCACGCTGGCGAGCCAGCAGGAAATCCTCGCTGATCGACACGCCGAAGTTCGGGTTCGCCTTGCGCAGCGCCTCCGCACTCGTCCAGTCGTCGGCGTCGATCTGCTCGATCAGCGCATCTTCTTCAAGATCGAGCCCCAGATTCTTGAAGGTATCGGATTGCTGCTCGTACACCCTCCTCAGAATCCCCGAGAAGACCGATTGCAGTGTTGCACTGCTTGCACAAAATTCCCCGCACAGCTCCGCTATCGTGGCAATGATCGACGCATAGAACAGGCTTTCTTTGCTGACAGATTTGGCATCTTCGATCGCATCTATCAAGCATTGCGGCGTACTGCTCGGGAGAGACCCCGTATTGATCAGCAAGCCTTTTGAATTTGATCTTTTCCCGGTTGTCCGGGTTGCTTCTGTATCGATCATTGGCTTGCTTTGTTCGGTCCCTGTTTCGGGACGCCCACTGCTTGCCGTTTTCCTTTTGCTTGGCGGCGTACTCGGGGCTCCGCTCTCTGAGCATCCGGTCGTGACACGAGCCACACAGGTCGCCGGCTCGCGCCTTTCGATGAGGGTGGTTTTTGCACGGACCAAGCTGCGATCTTCGCCACTTGATGTAGCAAGCGTTGCAAAGACCTCGCGACTTAACTGGTCGATCCCCGTGATTTGTACAGAATTCTTCCTGCATATTGCGTCCAGTCTTCTGATTGCTAGATATGACTGGATTCTAGCACGATATGGCTGCGAGTCGATGGTGTAAAGCGCCGGCCATAGGTCGGGGCGGTCGATTAGACCCTCAAGCGCTCGCTCGGAGTCCCTGACAAGCTGGTGGCATGGCCCGCCAATACTGGAGCCGGCCGTGGTAATCACCAGCATGACGGGCTGCTCGCGCGCGCCCATGCCGGTTTCCATCGTGTCGAACAGGGTCGAGTCTTGGTGTTCGTGGTATTCGTCCACGATTGAGCAGGACGGAGACGAGCCGTCGCCCGGCTTGCCGATGACAGGCTCGAAGCGGCTGCCGTCTTCCAGGCGAACCATGTTCGAGGCGTTGACCTCTACGCCGAAGTGCTCGCGCAGCTCCGGGGTGCGCTCGATCATCTGCTTGGCCGGGCGGAATACTTCCCAGGCCTGCTTCTCGGTAGTCGCGCCGCTGTAGACCTCGGCGCCAAACTCGTTGTCGGCGGTGAACATATAGATGCCCAGCCCGCCACCGATGATGCTCTTGCCGTTTTTGCGCGGAACGAAGATCAGCAGCGTTCGGTAGCGCCGGTTGCCGTCTTTCTTGCGCAGCCAGCCGAACGGCACGCACACGGAAAACAGTTGCCAGGGCTCCAGGGTGATCAGCTCACGCTTGCCAGCCCACTTGCCCTTCGTGTGCGGCAGCAGTTGCAGGAACTTAGCGACCCGCTCAGCCCTTGCGGGGTCGAACAGGTAAGGGAAATCTTCGCTTGCTACGCGGGCAAGGTCGTCTAGATGGCGCTGGCAAAGCAGCTTGATCCACTTGCATGCGACGATCTTGCCGCTGATTACCGCGCGCGCGTAGGCCTCCGCTTGCTTGACCAGCGGGAACTTGGGTTTTGCCATCGTTACAGGTCCGCGAAGGGGTTGCCCTTTGGCGCCTCTTTCTTGCCGCCGACTTTGGAGCGGTCAGCGGGGGTCATGCCGAATTTGCCGAGCAGCGCTTCGAGACGCACCAGCCTAGCGGCCGGGAACTCGACAGGATCGGCGCGGAACTGCGCGAGTAGATTGGCCGCCAGCTCCAGGCTCAGGCGGTCGGAGTCGGTCAGCACGTCGCGCGGGGCGTATTGCGCGATCTCGTTCCAGGCATGCAGGACAGCACCATTGATGTGCGGCGGCGGGGAGGACAATTCGCCGGCTGCCTCTGCGTCCTGCCGGGCGCGTTGTGGGTTTTTCTTGAACGCGCCGGTCAGCTCAAGCACGTTCGTCGGCTTGCGCGGTCTGGCCATTTTCGGAACTCGTATTTTGTGGAGATGGAAAAAGAGGGGCCGAGACGGTGTCCGTAACGGGAGGTCATTTCTTTCGGCCTCCCCCCTCCCCTGCTGCTGTGGCTCTCTGCCGTGCCGCCTGCGCCTCTTTCTGAGTCTTGGCCCGGTGGCAGTCGCGGTTGATTGATCACACGGCAAAGCACAGGCCAAGCTGCCCCAGAGGCGTGTCGCTCTTTCTGCAATTGCACCTTAGGTGAGCAGCTTTGCAGTTCGCATAGCTGTGTTTTCCGCCGCAAGCCAATGGCAATACATGATCAACAGTGCCAAACATTGGGTTCGGCCACTTCGCAGATTTAGGTATCTTTTCGCCGCAGATATGGCAAACCCACCTACTCATCTGCATAACTTCTTCTCGACCAACGTCCTCAACAAAGGCTTCGCGCTTTAGCGACTTCCTGCGGTACTCGGCTTTACGCACCTTCTCCTTGTAAGCAGGATCATCCCTCATCAGCCTGGCATACCTCTCTCGGCATACCTTTCGCACATGCCGCGAAGCGCATTCGGGCGAGCAAGTGACCGTCTTGTTAACAGCCACAAAGCTTTCCCCGCACGACGCGCAGTCAACTGTTACGGGAAGGCCCTTGCGGTGCCTGGCACTACACCTCTCAGAGCAATACTTGTTCCCTCCGGTTGATGCCCCGCAGTGCTGGCAGCTATCGTATCGGGTCATCTCTACGAGAGTCCCTATGCGGCCATTGCGCCTGACTTGGTAGTAATGCTTTTCGCAATACTTGTTCGCGTTCGAGCGAGCGATATTGCCGCACCCATCCAATTCGCAAAGCTTTGTTGGTGCAGGCTTAGGCGGAACACAGGCTTGCGAGCAATAGGTTCTCCATTTGCCGCGACCTATGATTTGACCGAATTCTTTACCGCATGTCTTGCATTTGCCAACAGGGGATATTGGCGTATATTGCGTCACAGCCATCGCACTGCTTCCTCAGTGATGGTGGTTAGAGGCCCCGACAGTGTTAGCGCACCTCGGGGCTTCGCTTATTCTACATCACCCAGCCTTGCATGTCCTCGCCGAGCGAGACTCCATCTGAGTTTTTGCGCGGTGACATTCTCTTGAGATTGCCCTGAGATTCTCGGGCCTGTCAGAGCCTCCTAGCGACACAGGGACAATGTGATCAACTTCATGTGCTTCACGGATCGCTCCTGTTCGCCTGCAGTCATCGCAGCGGCAGATGTAGCCGTCTCGCTTCATGATCTGGTCGCGCAGCCGACGCCAGGCTCTACCAGTCAACCCGGCCTTCTCGCTTCGCTTGCTGGTAGCCCACGCTTCGGCAAGATGCTTGTGCGCATCACAGTAGCGGGCGCCTCTTACCAGTGCGCGGCATTGAGGTGCGGCGCACGGCTTCATCGGCCTCAGCGGCATTTACCTTGCCTCCAGTATCTCCACGCCTCCATCCCCACCATCAGGCATACGCATAGAGCGATGCGGAGGAACAGGAGGATGGCGTGGAGGCGTTTCACTGCGACACCTTGCGCTCCGCCCACTTGCCGGCCAGCGCTCGAACCTGATCCACGCCGAGCAGCCCGATCAACCCGGCAGCGAATAGCGTCCAGGCAAGGTTTGCACCCATAGCGTTTACGCCGAGGCCAACGAGCATGATCAGCAGCGCGCCGAATGTTGATTCGAGCAGTCTGGCCAATGGGCTCTTCTTGTCGCCGTAGAGGTGGATTCGGATGTAGGACAGAACGAAGGTCAGCATCATGGCCAGGCCGTGTTCGCGTAGGGCTGCAGCTAGCGCCACCCAGAAGTCAGGGCTTTTCTCTGGCATGGGTCATCTCAGCTATGCGGCAGAGTGAATAAGTCCGGCCTCACATGCGCGTGCGATCCGCTCGGGGCAAGGAGGCAGGCATGGGGCCGGAATTCGTGGAATAGAGCCCGATTCCCCGCACGTCTGCGGGGCGATACCTGTACTCAGGTCGCGCAGTGTGCTGCCTGTGGCGCGTAGCCTATGGCAAGCAGGCCGGGGATTAGATGCGCTGTATTGGATGACGCGAGTATTAGCAGCGCTTGCCGTCGCACGGCGTGGTGTTTGATGGGCGCAGGATGGCGAGGCCTTTATCAGCCAGGTTCCGCCCGAAACTGAGGCACAAAAAAGCCCGACTCAATGGCCGGGCTCTTGTGAAGCGGTAAAACCGCAATATGGGCTCATACTGCCACGCGACTGGCGCCACGTCTAGCCCCTTTACATGTAAATTTACGCGGCCTCTGAATAGCTGCACAGCACGGCATCCACCCAGGCAATCCCGGCAGTCAGGAACATTTCCGCCTTGTTGTGATGCACGCCCATCGCGCGGCCGAGCTGGCGATAGCTGGTCATGCTGTGCCGATACCACAGGAACAGCGCATAGGCGGCCTCGTGGTAGCGCGCAGCCATCCGGCAGACCAGGCGATCAATCATCATCGCGGTCTCTTCCTGGATGTGCGGAACCTCCCCGCCTGTGTCGCCCATCTTGTCGCGCATCAGGGCATAGGACGGCGAGACGTAGCGTGGTAGGCCGGTCTGGCAGCGGACCCATATGCCCCATTGGCTAAGCAGATACTCAGTGCTCAGGTCTTTCATGCGGCTCTCCCCAGATAGTCCTGAATGGTCTTGCGGGCCTCATCAGCCCCTTTACAAACTGCGGCCAAGAAACCCTGCTGGCTGAGCCAGTCGAGCCAATCAGCTTGTTCAGGCGATACGCTGCCGCCCTTGATGCGCTTGAGTTCAATGAAAAGGCCGAAGTAGCCGCCCGACGGCTTGAGAAGCATCATGTCGGGGAAGCCCTTGCGGACGCCCTCAGCCTTGAGCTTTGCCGCTACCGCTGGATGGCGCTGGCCTCCATTCGGAACGGCAGCCAGACGGCCGCGCAGAGCCGGGTACTGCATGTCGAACCACTTCACGACACTCTTCTGCTCTTCGTGCTCGGTCGGAACGGCCATCTTGCTCATCTACTCCCCCTCGCCTTCAGAGCCTCCACAACGGCAGGTCGCGCACTCTCCGGAACAGCTGCCAGCAGGACGTTGCCCTGCATCTGCCTCTCCGGCCCCTTGAGGTCGCGCACCTTCCACCGGATCAGGCAGGCCGTTTTGTCCGCTTCGATCATCGCCCTCTCCGCTGCTGGCAATGAGGCCAGATTGAATAAGCCATTCCCGGCCAACGCCGTCGTAGTGTTCGCCGTCATCGCCTAGCCTCGCCTGTACGTCGATTCGAGAGAGCTTCATGCCTCACACTCCATAGCCAGCCGCTCGAAGTAGAAGGTGACCGGAGCCTGCGTCTCGACTACCAGTCCGTAGGCCTTGGCAAGCCTGTAGATCGGGTGATAGCTGTTCAGGCTGTTGACGTGCCCAGCGATCCAATTCCTCCAGCTTTCTATGCTTTGGCCGCCCTTGCTGATGTTGCATGGCGGGCACGCTGGATTCATGTTGTCTATATGATCAAGGTGTGGCTTTAGCGGCTTTCCAGAGACCAGCCGCCAGGTTCCGTTGGGGTTTTGCTTTGACAGAAGGTCTCTGGTCACGGGCTCAACATGATCAGCGTGCCAGCGCTCCGGCAGATCACAGCCGCAGTACGCACAGCGCCCTCCGAACTTCTCGCGCAGCTCAGCTCGCTGCTTCTTGGTCAGCTTCATGCCCGGGCCGCCTTCTGCTCAGCGCTGCGGCAGTCGATGGTGTTCTGCTGGCCGAACTCTGGCGGCAGGCGGTCCTCGGCCAACTTCGCGTAGCCTTGGATGTCGTGCCAGTTGTCGGCGTAGTTCGGGTCGCCGGATAGGATTCGCCCGACCTTGTCAGCGATGACCTCGAGCGATTGCTTCTGCACGTCGGTAAGGCGATCCCAGCCGGCCTCGGCGCACATGGTGCGTTTCAGGTTCTGGCAGATCCGGGCGTGGTCGGTGAAGTCGCCGTAACGGCTGCCGCGCTCGGCCAGGGTTTGTGCGAGTTTGTTTGCGTCAGTCATTGCGGCTTCCTGTCTTGTCTGTTGTTTGCGATCAGAGGGAGCTGGCCGGGTGCCAGGTGCCAGTCGGCAATCAGCTGGCAGCGGCCATTGGTGCATTTGCGAGCGTTTAGGCTCCGCAGGTCAGTCATGGGAGATCCGCAGTCAGGGCAGGCGCGGCCGGTAGGGGTGTCGGTCATGCCGCACCACGCACGCTGATCAGCCCAGCCTCGTACCAGCGCATCTGCGTCTCGGCGAGAGCCCGCAGCACGTCGCGGAAATCGATCTCTGCCTTGATCCGGCCATCTAGGCGCGCATGACAGGCGTCACAGGCGTGAATGGCGAACAGGTCGGGTGTCTTGATACCCACGCCACGCATTCCGACCGGCAGATGGGCGAGGACGACTGTGCCGTCATCGTGGCCGCAGCCTGGAAGGCGAAGGGCGCAGCTCTGGCCCTTGGCGCTGTCGCGGAGCTTCTTGGAAACAATGCGGGTCATGCTGCCCTCCGCTCGCCATAGATGGCGTACATCAGGTCTTCCGGGTGCGGCAGCAGTAGGCCCAGGTGCTCGGCGCAGTAGGCGTCAAGCAGCTCCAGGTAAGTGGTCATCTGCTGGATCGTGAAGGCTCGAGTCTTGGCGCGACCTACGCGGTACCGGGTGCCGTCCGGCAGTTCTACCGGGTGAACCTCGGACGGCCAGAGCTTGCTGACCAGGATCTCGTGCCATTCCTCAGCGCTGGCGATCTGCCCGAAGGACTCGCGCAGGTGCTGCTGAATCAGGCCGTTCCACTGCCAGAGCAGACGGTTTTGGGCGTCGGAGCGCTTGCTGCGCACTTCGGTGATGGCCACCTTGCGAGGCTTGGAAAGGTCCAAGCCCTGCAGGAAGCTGATCAGCCGCTGGCGGTCCATGTCGGAGCGGAGCATGAGGTCAGCCATGGCGACGCTCCCGCAGGCTCTGGCACTCAACGCAGCACACCGCCCACGGCGCAGCACGACGGCGCGCCTCGGGAATCTCGATGCCGCACTCCTCGCATTCCTCAGCGCCCTGCCCCTGCAGCCTGGCCTGTACCAGCGCCACGCCACCGATGCGGTCTGCCTCCTCTAGGCCGGTAGCGCGGTCTGTTACATCGGGGGCTGTGCGGGCCTGGTGGAAGGCTTCGGTGATTTCCATGTAGTCGCTCACTTGGCGGCCTCCTCTACGCGATGATCCCCTGGCAGGCACGCCATAACCTCTTGGCCACGGCTGCGGGCGACGGTGCAAGTGAGGTCGGTTGTTTCCGAGTAGAAGCTCCACGCGGTGTCGTTGTTGCTGAAGCGATCAACGAACTGGATGAGCTGATTCCCGCCAAACAGCCCAGCCAGCACTGGCAGCAGCATCGAGGCGACGGCCTTGGTTAGTTTGTTGCGCTTGTCTTCGCTCATTTCCGTGCTCCTACGCCGCGCTGGGTGCTTCCGTCAGCACAGACGACGCGATGGTCATTGCCGCGGGATAGGCCTATGCCGGTCGCGGTGGTTTTTCGTATCTGGTAGCCCTGGCGCTGCAGGAGCTGGATGGCGTGCTGCTGGATAGGGGTCATGCGAAATCCCCCGATGCACTGCGACTGCGGAACCGGCCCATCTCAACTTCTTCCTGGCTGATCTCGCGCGCACCCGCGAAGCTCACGAACCGCGCGAACTGGCCTTGCTGCTGAAGGAGGCACGAGCCAACTTGCGCATGACGGCACTTTGTCATCAGGATTTCGGTGACGCCGTTCTGGCCTTCCTCGGTGTCCATGTCGCGGTGAACCATGAGGATGCAGTGGGCGTCGGCCTCGATTTCGCCAGAGTCGCGCAGGTCAGCCGAGACGGGCTTTTTGCCTACGCGTTTGGTCGAATCACGGTTGAGCTGGGAAAGCAGGATTACGGGAATCCCAAGCTCTTTGGAGAGGTTCAACATCGCTTTGCTGATCTTGCCGACCTCTTCCGAGCGACTGCGCCCCTTCGCGTCAGCCGGGATCAGGCCGAGGTAATCGACCATCACGATGTCAAGGCCATGGTTGCGCTGAACCTGACGGGCTATCGAACGAATGCGCGCCGGGGTCATTCCAGGGCGGTCGCAGACGTAAAGTGGCTTGTCGACACACTTGGCTACTGCGGCGGTCATGCCCTGCCAATCTCCGTCCTGCATGTCTACGCCAGAGTCGAGCCGGCCGATATCAACCGACCCGAGAGATGCAATGACGCGCTGGCCAAGCTCTTCCTCTGGCATTTCCAGACTGAAGACCAGGCCAACACCCGCGCCGCTCATTGCGATGTTCTGCACGATCTGCAGGCCAAGCGTCGTCTTGCCGCTGCCAGGCAGGCCGGCAATCACGGTGACAGTACGGGGACGTAGGTGTCGGGTCAGCTTGTCGAGGTCAGGCAAGCCGGTGGAAAGCCCCACGACGCGCTTACCGTTGTGCTTCTCGTCGATCGTGTCGACGTTCTTGCGCACGATTTCGTCGATTCGCTTGTAGTCTGGCTCTCCGTCTTCCAAGTCGCGCAGGTCGGCCATCGCCTGCTGTGCGCTCGCGATAATGTCTGCAAGCGGCTTTTCCTCGGTCGCCATCTCTGTCACGGCATTGGCGGCGTCCACCAGTCGGCGCAGAACGGCACGCTCGCGCACGGCTTTGGCATACGCTTCCCAGTTCGCCGTGCTGTAGGTGGCCTTTGCGATCTCTCCGGCATAGGCGATAGTCGAGTCGCCAGAAGGCAGCTCAGGGCGGAAGATCCCAACCGTCACAGGGTCGATAGGCTCGCCAGCGGCGTGGCAGTCGAGAATGGCCTGATACAGCGCGGCGTTTTCGATGTCGTAGAAGTCAGCCGCCACGACCTTGCCGCTGATCGCGTCAAACAGGCTCGGGTCGAGCATCATCGCGCCAAGCACGCCCCATTCGGCTTCGACGCTGTACAGTTCGCGGCTCATACCTCACCCCCGCGCGCCGAGTCCCAATCAAAGATCACTGCTAGGCCTCCGTTTTCGCGCAGCCGGTCAAGCGCGCGATCGCCGATGTATGCAGCCAGCTCAGCGCTTGGCAGGTTCGAAGTCACGATGGTGGGAAACATGTTCCGGTAGCGGGCGTCGATGATCGTGTGCAGCGCCTGGCGCTCGAACTCGGTTCCGCCCTGGGCGCCGATCTCGTCGATCAGCAGCAGATCAACACTTGCCAGCTCTTCGAAAATCGCCTGCTCAGTCACCGCAGAGTCGCGCCCAAAACTGGACTTGATTGCGGCGATGATGTCGGCGGCCGGCACATAGAGCGCCGTCGCGCCGTACTGGCGAACCACGGCCTTGAGCACGGCGCAGCCAAGATGGGTCTTGCCGTTGCCGAAGTTCCCCAGCAGCAGCAAGCAGCGGCCTGCGTCGTAGTTCTCTTGGAACTGATCGACATAGGCTCGGCACTCATCGAGAGCGGCCTTCTGTCCAGCCAGCGGCGTGCGGTAGTTATCCAGCGAGCACTGACGGAAACGTGCGGCGATGCCAGTTGCAAACAGAGCAGCGTTGACCGCCTCCCACTGCTTCGACTCGACGGCAGCGGCACGTGCAGCTTCGTCCGTACCGTGGATGGCATCGAACCGGCAGCGCGGGCATCCGGTGACGCGGTGCTTGTCGTCAAATGATTCGATCAAGGTCCGCTGGTACTCGCCGTGCAGTTCGCACTGCTCCGGGCGAGATTTGATCCGCGGCGAGGCGCCGAAGTTAGAAGTTCGCACGACGAACCCCCAGGCGCTTGTTCTCTTCGGTCTTGGCGCGGATCTCTGCGGCGTTTACGGGCGGCAGGTTGGTGAAGCGCGATGGCTGGATGGGGCGGACGTTGTTCGGCAGGCGGGCGTTGCGAACCCAGTTGCGCCAGGTGGCAAACCAATCCAGCTTTGCGGCGCTCTTGCCGGATGCTGCGTGCCAGTGATCAGCGAACTTCTCAGCCTCGCGCAGCACCAGGGCTTCGGTGAACTCAGGGCGATCAGAGAGCGCCCAGGCCATGTACTCAGCAGGGAGCACCCAATCTGCCGCCAGTCGCTTTGCACGCTTCGGTTGATCAGCGCCAGCGGCTGGCTCGTCCTGCGTGGCGGTCGGCGCTTCAGCGGCGACATGCTCTTGATCTTCTTGGTTTTGGTTATTGGTTCTTGGTTCTTGGTTAGTTTTCGATCCGCTTTCTTCTGGGTTAGCTGAAATAACCGGCTGGGTTTCTTCTGGGTTATTTTTGCTTTGCTCTGGGGTAGCGTCTGCTTTCCGAGGGCGACCACCGCGCTTGCCATTCTCCGCGGCCTGCTTGGCTTTCGCCTGGTACTGGCCGATAACCTGATCGCAATGGCTGTGCTGCCAGCCTGCGTCGGTCTGAGTGAAGAACTCGCCCAGGACAGCAGCAACCTCAGTGACGTTCGAGCGCATACGAATGACGCGTGCGATTGCATCAGGCTCGCCTTGGATCGGCTGCTCGTTGATGTAGTACAGATCCAGAAGACGGCGGTAGGCCAGGTCTTCGATCAGATCAAGGTGAGCGGTGCGGAGCATGTAGTCGCCCGGATGGAACGGATAGAAGTTCATGCTCAAATCTCCAGCTCGTCAGTGACGCGCTTGATGAATTCGTCGTAGCTCTCGGCCATCTGAATGCCAAGCTCTTCCAGGGCGCCGCGATAGGCCTTGGCCGATCCGTAGAGAACCCAGCGCTCACGCTCAGGCAGATGCTTGAATGCGGAGTACGAAGGCCACGGGCCAGCGATAACGGCGCTTGCTCGCTGCTGGCTGGCTTCCGGGTTGTAGTAGGAATCGAAATGGTTCATAATTTCCTCACCTCGTAAGTGGTGTTGTTGAAGAGCCCGGTCTGATCCACCGGGCTTTTTGTTGCCTGCGATTCAGGTACTGGATGAATCCACACCCTCCCCGCTTTTATTACCTGTCCTGATATCCGGGTCTAAGATGTGAACCATGGAAACCACGGACAGGGATGTCGCAATGAATCAGGTACTAGGCAGCATGCTTCTTGGGCCGAGCGGGAACGGGACGAATCTCGTTCGCCTCGATGCGGCCGTCTGCGTAGATGGTGATTTCGATGTTGCGGCCCGAGCGGGCCATCTGAGACACGGCGCTCTGCTGGATGCCCAGGGCTTCAGCAAGCTCGGTTTGGGTTCCGTGTGACTCGAGATACTTGGAGAGGGAGAGCTTTTTCATGGATGACCTACTTAGAGTCTCGTGCAGTGATAGTAGCAGCGCTATTTTTAATCAGCAAGAAGAAACCATCAGCGGTGTTTGCAGTCGTATAAGCCCCGCTACTAAAGTTCACGCCATGAACGACCGACGCCCATTGACCGAAGAAGAGCGCGCTGAGAACCTGCGCCTGAAAGCGATTTTTGACGCCAGAAAAGCAGCAGCTAAGTCCGCAGGACGAAAGCTGACTCAGGCTGATGTCGCTGAGGAGTGCGGGTGGAGCGGACAAAGCGCAGTCAGCCAGTTCACAACTGGCCGTATACCGCTGAATCTCGAAGCACTATTACGCCTCTCAAGGGTTCTGAAATTCAGTCCTGAAGAGGTGAGCCCCCGCCTTGCACGCCTAATTGGCTCTCTACCTACCGCGCAACCTGCAACCGCAGAGCAAGTGCTTGTGAACGCGTCCGTTTGGGACGACGAAACACCGCTGAGCGACGATGAAGTAGAGGTCCCCTTCCTCCGGGAAGTTGAACTAGCAGCGGGAAGTGGTAGGACAGTGATTCAGGAAAGCAGCGATTTGAAGCTGAGGTTTGGTCGGCAGACCTTGCGGCGGCACAATGTGCAGGCGGACAACGCTGTCTGCGTAGTCATCAGCGGCAACAGCATGGAGCCTAGACTGCCCCACGGCTCGACAGTGAGCGTGGACCGGGGCTCGACCAACATTATCGATGGCAAGCTGTACGCGCTGAGCCACGCCGGCCAGCTTCGGGTGAAGCAACTTTATCGCCTTCCTGGCGGCGGGATACGCCTACGCAGCTACAACCGGGAAGAGTACGCTGACGAGGATTACAGCCTGGAGGACATCCAGGACCAAGAGATCAGCATCATCGGCCGCGTCTGGTGGGGCGCGATGTTCTTCTAGCCACCAGCTCCACCGAGAAGCCCCGCAAGCCGGGGCTTTTTTGTGCCTGAAGATCGGCGCCACGCCTCGGTGCCGCCGCTTGTCAGCCACTTCCCTATCCAAGAACAGAGGCGACGTGTGGTCTTTGAAAAAATATTTGTAAAAATAGTAGCAACGCTGTTGACGCTATTAAATAGCAGCGCTATTGTTCGTCCCAAGCCAGAGAGATTCTGGCAACAACTCCGGGGATTCGCCGGATAGGACGGAAAGGGCCGAAACCTTCTCCCCAGCCCCCGATAAGGGGACCGACTGGCGACTGGACAGGAAGTCCGACGAGTTCTTTGAAGACAACCCCTGCCGCTGTACGCGGCTGGAAACAGAGCAACCCCTTGGAGACACAGAAATGGCCGACCAAGGAGAGATAAAGGCCGCTGAGCAGCGCGGATACGCCAAAGGCTACGCCGCCGGCAAGCGCCGCAGGCACGAAGAGGAAGGCGACAACGCCGAGTTCTGGCAGCAAGCCTTCCTGACAGTGCTACCCAGGCTCCTGAACGGGCACACATGGGAAATGGACGGCAAGAAGGTCGTCACGATGGAAGAGCGGGTCGAACTGGCCCGTCGCGCTGCTAACGCCGCGGTCACCGCTGCGGCACTGCAGAAGTAGCGGAACGTATTACTGGAGCGCCTTCACCCGAGGGCGCTCTGGAATGAATACCGAAGTCAAGGAGAACCACGATGGACACGATCCAAATTGATGGTTGGCAAGGACGCCTCGGCGAAGGCCTGGCACCGCGCCAGTTGCTGGCCGTTCTCTGGGCAGCAACAGACAAGACGGCAAAGGAAATCGCACGGCTGATGGACTGCAGCCACTACACAGTCAAGCAGCAGCTAGACGACGCCCGTTTCAAGCTGGGCAACCAGCGCACCACTCGCGGCCTCTGCCTTGAAGCCATGCGCCGGGGAATCATCGCTCCCCTGGTGCTGGCGTTATTGGTAGGCGGAGAGCACAACACGCAGGTTCGCCCGATTCGCCGGCCGGAAGCGCCGAGATCGCAGACTGTGGCGCGCATACAGCGCCTTGAAGAGGCAGGACTCACGGCATGACGAAGATCAGGATCTCCTCGTTCCCCGAGGAAGTGCAGATAGAGCTTGAGATTAAGGCTGAATCAGCGGGCATGACGCCAGAAGAGTATGCGGCTGAGCTGCTGCATGAGGCTCTGGAAAGCCTTCGTAGCGGCGCAATGTCGATCGATGACTTCATCGACACGAGCGACGTGCGAAAGCCGATCGTGCACTGAGACGACTCGGCATAGCGCGCAACGGAGAGCGGAACATTCACTGATGCCGATTCGATGAGTCGGCATTGGGAATCAACCGAGCGCCCCGAAACGCCACGCTCTCAGGTGGTAGTGAGAGCGCAGCGACTGGAAGAGGCGCATTGGCGGCTTGATGAATTCAACCGACAGGGACAAGGCAATGAAGACTTACGAAACATACGTAAAGATCCGCGCCGCAAGGAGAGAGGCAGAAAGCTGGATGGCTAACTCTCGCAAGATTGATAGCCAATGCAGCAAGCCGTATTCGCTAACCGGCTTGAAGTTCAGCGCCGAATATTGCGGGCAGGCGTATGCGGGCGCGAACAACTACCACAAATCACCGAGCGACTTTAATCAGGCCATGCAGGAGGTGATTGCGGAGAACTTCAGCGCGCTATCTGCCAAGGCCTTGAGCAAGATGATGGAGCGGGAGCGGCTTGCTCTCATCGCCTGCGAAGACGAGGTGGCAAGTGTGCAGGCTGATATTGCGGCAGCAAAGGAAACCGCCTAACCCCACCCCCGCAGCTTGGCGACAGGCTGCAGCGGGGATTAACAGAATGGAGAGAGTGATGAACATCACCGACCCGAAGATCGATGACCAGATACGTGCCGCGCTGCGCAATGCGGACAAGAAAGGCCAGCTCCAGACGGTAGCAGCGGTTACCGGCATAGCGGGCGGCGTGAAGGAGCTGCGGCGGATCATGAATAGCTCTGGCGAACTGCCAATCATGGATCGCGGAATGCTCGGAATGCACCTTCGCTAACCGCCCCATGGGCACCCATCAGCACATAGGAGGATGAGATGAGCGGATTTACGCCGGGACCTTGGGTTGTCGAGCGCGCCGATGATGCGTACTGCATCGCGAATGTCGGCAACCTCGTGATTATGCCTTGCGGGGGCAAGGTCAAGCATGACAACGCCGAAGCCGACGCCCGCCTGATAGCCGCGGCGCCTGATTTGCTGGAGGCGCTGGAGGACATTGCGAACGACTACGCAGAGCGTTTCGACATGGACAGCCAGAGCACAAACCCAGGGATGAAAGTTGTTGTCGAGAATGCCCGCGCCGCCCTCGCCAAGGCCCGCGGCACCCCATGCTAACCGGCCCCGAAGTCCTGATCCTCTGCGCCATCCTCGCAGCGCTGTACATGTGGGATTGGTGGAGAAGGAATTGGAAAGGCTGAACCCCGCCTGAACCAGCCAGGCCAGACCCCCAGGTCTGCGATAACCGTACGGCGCGCGGTGCTGGTAGCGCCATGACCATCAGCTGGAGCCGATCCGGCGTCACGGAAGACAACTCCTGCCTAGCGCCTGCCGGGAATCGGTAGCAGGCATTCATTCCATCGCCCATCCGGGCAACTCCACACATCACTGATCGCTGCGCAGGACGCGGCATGGAGAGCTTATGGCTTTTGCATTCGAGTTGAACGAGGGCAAGGTAATTATCGACGTGAACTACCTGCTGGACGCCATGAGCGATCAGGCAAAGCTTGATCTTGTTGAGCGGCTGGCGGTTGAGGACGTTGTTATCAAGCACGTCGTTGATCAGATCGTCGAAGGCCTCACCGAGAACTGCTACGCCGGCTCCCGCTTGTGCGGCTCGTCCGCTGAGCCAAACCTCCCACTGGACATCGCGCACCGCCGAATTGCTGAAGCCAGCAGCGAGATCGCGAAAGCTGAGATTGCTTCGCTGAAGCGAGAGCTTGCGAGCACCGCGGAACGACTGCGCACGGCCAACGCCGAGCTTGATCGCCTGCAATACCCGTCCCGCTACGCATAACCACCCCGCCCATCCGGGCAACCGAGGTAACCCACCATGAAGCACTACGGACCCATAGGGCGCCGCGAACAGCCGTGCCCGGATGACAGCGTTTCCGAGGCAGAGCAGGTGCTGGCCGCGCTCGACAGCCTCCACGAACCAACCATGCAGGCCTACGCCGAGTTCTGCGAGGACAAGATCGAAGTGCCGGCCGCGCTGGCCAAGGCGCTGATCCTGTCCATCTGCTCAGGCAAGTGGGACGCCCTGCGCAGCCGCATCGGCTACTCGAACGAATGGCTAGACGAAGCCCTGAACGAGATTGTCTGGAGCATCGACAAGCAGCAAGCGGCATTCATCGAACACCACGCGGCGCAGTTGCGCAGCAAGGCAGAGCAGATCAAGCAGGAGGCGGCATGAGCACGAATCGCTACATCGACAAGCTAAAGGCTCGACTGGCAAAGGAGGTCGACCAGCGGATGCAACTGCAGGCCCTTCTGGGCGATCATGTCGCGCGGAATCGCGCCCTTCTCGCTGAGCGGGATGCGCTAGCGAAGGCGCTGGATCGTCAGGTTCCGCTGCATGACGCGATCCAGCGCGCAGCAGGTGAGCTTCCGAACGGCTGGGAAATTCGACTTTGCGTTGAGCGAGACGCCGGGTGGGTTGAGCTGTACGACCCGGACGGAAACGACATTGAGGACTTTGCGACAGACGCGGAGCGCCTTGATTACACCGTGAACGACGCACTTGAGCACGCCCTGCAAGGAGCCCAGCCATGACCATCCAACTCAAGGAGCTGGCTGGCGCTGTCTGCCTCGTCATCGCAGCCCTGTTCATCGGGGCGCTGTGCCACGTTGCGCTGATAGGGGGTGTGTGATGGCTAGCTACCAAAGCACAAAACAGCGAGCCGTCTTCTGGCTATGCGCTGGCGTGGCAACAGTATTTATGGTCGTGGTTTACGGCCTTGCAGATCGAATCACCAACGGGGCGCCGCTATGAGAACCGAAGCCATCGACTACGACGACACCCCCACAGGCCACTCATTCGCAGCGGCGTGGTGGACCCTTTCAGGATTCGGCGTGCTGGCTGGCGTGCTGCTGATCGGCCTGGCTGGCGAGGTGGCGATCTACAACCTTTTCGGAGCACGAGCATGAACACAGCAATTGCACAGCGGCATGAATCAGCCGCAATCGTCCAGGCGACGGAATCGACAACCATCCTTCAGGTCATCCAGCGCGCCGCCGCAGACCCTCAGTGCGACATCGAGAAGATGGAGCGCCTGATGGCTATGCACGAGCGGATGCAGGCGCGTAACGCCGAGGCGGAGTTCAGCGCGGCGATGGCAGAGATGCAGTGCGAGATCCCGAGCATCGCCGAGCGCGGCAAGGGTCACGGCTCCATCCGCTACGCCACGCTCGAGGACATCAACGACGTGATGAAGCCGATCATGCAGCGTTACGGCTTCGCGATCTCCTTCAAGGTTGAGCATCACCCGGGCGGGATCAATGTCACCGGGATTCTGATGCACCGCGCCGGCCACCGTGAGCAGACGACGATGCTGCTGCCGAGCGATACCAGCGGCAGCAAGAACGCCGTCCAGGCAGTTGCCTCGTCGGTCAGCTACGGCAAGCGCTACGTGATGTGCGCAATGCTGAACATCACAACCCGCGGCGAAGACGACGACGGCTATGCAGCGGCACCGACGGCAACAGTGACCGCGCCGCAGGCGGCACAGCTGCGCGCGCTGCTGGAGAAGTGCAGCGACAAGGCCAAGACAGCATTCGAAGGCATGCACGGCACGCCGGAAAGCGTGGCCAAGGCTGAGTTCGACAAGGTGCTGGCAGCGCTAACCAAGTCGGCCAACAAGGCCAAGGAGTCTGGCAATGCAGATAATCCGTGAAGTCGAGCAAGGGTCGGCCGATTGGCTGGCCCTGCGCTTGGGAATCGTGACCTGCTCCGAACTGGACTGCCTGTTGGTCAATGGCAAAGGGCAGGAAGGCTTCGGTGCGGCTGCCTTCACCTACATGGATACGCTGATTGGCGAGCGGATCACAGGCGAGGCCGCAGACCCGTTCGGCGGCAACCGCCACACCGAGCGCGGGCATGAGCTGGAAGCAGTCGCCCGCGGCCTGTACGAGTCGCGTGAAGATGTCGCCACGGAACAGGTGGCCATCATCCTGAATCACGGCATCGGCTACTCGCCGGACTCGCTGGTCGGCGCCAACGGCCTCACCGAGATCAAGACCAAGCTGCCGAAGTTCCAGGTCGGCGTGATCCTGGCTGGCGAGATCCCAAAGGAGCACGTCGCGCAGTGTCAGGGCGGGCTATGGGTATCGGATCGGGAATGGATCGACTTCGTGTCCTACTGGCCGGGCATGCCCCTATTCGTCAAGCGCGCATACCGCGACGAGGCGCTGATTCGCAAGATCAGCGAACGCGTCTCCACCTTCTACGAACTGCTCGAAGAGCGCATGAATCGGGTCATGGGCATTGCCGCCTAACCCAACAACCAAGGAGCCGACATGGCACAGCTATTTGGACTGGCCCGACTGGGCCGCGATGCAGAAGTTCGATTCACGCAGGCTGGAAAGCCTGTAGCCACCCTGGCACTGGCGTTCAGTTACGGGAAGAAGGAGAACGGCCAGCGCCCGTCTCAGTGGGTAGACGCAGCGCTTTGGGGTGATCGAGCCGAAGCCCTGGCGCCTTACCTACTCAAAGGCCAACAGTTGAGCGTGACGGTCGATGACGTGCACATCGAAACCTTCCAAAAGAATGACGGCACGCAGGGCCACAAGCTGACCGGGCGCGTATCAAACATCGAATTCGCGGGAAGCGCGCCGCAGCAGAACGGGCAGAGCCAGACTCCAGCGCAAGCAGCACCACGCCAGCAAGCTCAGCCGCAACAGCCGGCCGCACGCCAGCAACCGGCGCCGGACTACGACAGCTTCGACGACGACATCCCCTTTGCCGACCCCTACCGCGGCGCCCGCTCGCTGCTGATCTGATCCACCCCGGGCGCCCAGCGCGCCCTCCTCCCCGGTACATCCCAATGCAAGAATTCAAGTACGACCGCGTGCACACGCCGGCCGCGCACGAGGCTGCGCGCCAGGAAATCGCGCAGAAGATGGCAGCGTTTGAAGCTGCCAAGGGACCAGTGGAAACCCAGCCGATCCGCGTAGAGGAAAAACTCATCCCCTACCGAATCACCTGCCCGGAGAAGAAGCAGGCGGCGCGAGCAAAGGCCGTGGCGACCAGAAAGGCCCGATCGGTGGCGGCATGAGCAGGACCCTGAAAGGCCGTCTCGTCCGGCGCGAGACCAACGGCGTCCAAGAAAAGCTCTGCGGCGGCTGCAATGAGTGGAAGCCGCTGGACGATGATCACTTCCAGTTCATCAAGACGACTGGCGTCTGGCAGTGCTACTGCCGGCCGTGCCTTTACGCAAAGGCTGTAGCGCGGGCACAGGCTCGAAGGAAGGCAGCATGACACGAGACGAATACCTAAGCCGCGCTTATGAGTTCGCGTTGCGTGGCGAGCGTCTTCCGCACGCCAGGCTGAACGCAGACATTGTGCGCGCAATCCGCACCAACCGCCGCGGACTAACAGCCCGCCAGTGGGCGGAACAGCTCGGCGTCCATCAGCGAACAATCGACAAGGTGCGCGACTACCGCAGCTGGCGGCACGTCGCCTAGGAGGAGAGATGACTTGCGAGAGCCCGCTCGCCGGTAGGAGGCGCACGGAATACCGGCACTGGACGCCGGCAGAGGACGCAACGTTGGCTGAGCTGTATGCCACGAAGCCCATCACTGAGATAGCAGCCCTGATGGGGCGCGGCACCGGCTCCATCTACAACCGCGTGCAGAAGCTCGGGCTAACGAGGCCTGACGAATACAAGGCAATTACCGGCTGCGGCAGGTTCAAGCCTGGCCACCAGACATGGAACGCCGGCCGCAAGGGATGGCAGGCAGGCGGCAGGGCCAAGGACACGCAATTCAAGCTCGGCCATCGCCCATCGAACACATGGCGCCCCATCGGAGCGGAGCGCACCGACAAGGGCGGCATCCTCTACCGCAAGGTGGCGGACACCGGCAACAAGCGAACTGATTGGCGCCCGGTCCACGTGATGTTGTGGGAAGAGCACAACGGCCCCGTGCCGGCTGGGCATTTCCTCGTCTTCAAGGACAGGAACCCCTCCAACATCGCCATCGACAACCTGGAGCTGGTCACCCGCGCCGAAAACATGCGCCGCAACTCGATAGACCGCTACCCGCCCGAGTATCGCCAGGCTGCGATAACGCTCGGCTGGTTCCGCCGCAAGCTGAACAAACTGGAGAATGGAAATGCAAAACCTGACTGACCTTCGCGCCATCCTCGGCGAAACGATGCGCAAGGTGCTGGACGGCCAATGCTCCGTTGAGCAGGCCCGCGCCGTTGCCCAGGTGGCCGCCGAAGTGAATTCAACCGCCCGGCTTGAGGTGGACATGGCCCGCGCCACAGATGGCGACTTCCGGGGCTCTGGTTTCATTGACGTCGAGCCGCGCATTCCTCCGCGTGAGCCTCTTCGGAGGATCGCTCCGTGACTGATCGCACCTACACCATCACTGTAACCGAGCGCCAGGCAGCAGAGCTGCAAGAGGCCTGCGAGCTACTGGCGCGGATCAAGATCGGTCAGATCGACCACGCCATCGAGCGGCTGCCGGGCTTCTACGACCGGCGCGACTGGGAGCAGGTCCACGCCACGCGGCACGAGATACAGCGCCTGGCTAACACACTGATGCCGGAGGCCACGAAGCGCCGCGAGGATGGCATTGCGTGGGACTTGTATCAGGTCATCCGGCATCGCCTTTCATGGGATCGCGCACACGACCAGGGCGTCATCAAACCCGGCGAGCCGCGCAAATGGCCCGAGATGATGGGCGTCTGCTACGACGAGCCACTGGCAATGAGCGGCCTGCCGCTGGCCACAATCAAGGAGATTGAGCAATGAACGACACACTGAAGGTAGCCGGGCGAATCGGCGCTGAGCTGGGGGCCGCGAAGGCTGAGAACGAGAAGCTGCGCAAGGCGCTGAAACGGATCATTGACCGCTGCGAGGCGTTCGTCGACGACGAGGCCGAAATGCGCACACCATCGGTTGAGGTGCTGATGGGAATCGCTGAGGACGCGATTTACACAGTGCACGAGGCAGACGTTGCCCTATCCCAGCAGCCCGAGCCAGCCGACGCCTTCACCGCCGTCGACATGGCCACAGCCGCAGCGCAGGGGTTCAGGGATGGGCAGGCGGCAGTAGAGCAAGCCCCGGCGCAGGATGAGCGGGAGTACCCGCACGAGGCTATGGATAAGCTGGCCATCGAGCGCTACCGCGTTGGCGCGGCAGGCGTCGGCACTCTACATCGCTACGCAGTGCGAGCAGGGGACGGAGAACAGGAGCTGTACCGAGGTAGCGAATCCGACTGCCAGAACGTAGCCCGCAAATTGGCCGGCGCGTTTCTGGATGGGGGCATGGCGCTCTGGAACATGATAGCCACACGCCCCGCGCAGACCGAGCAGCAGCCGGAGCAGAGCGGCAAGTTCGCCATGCACCAGCGCGTGCGCAAGACCTCCGGCAGTGAATGGCATGGCCGTATCTGCGGCACCTACTCCACGGAACTGACGCCAGAGGGCTACGCAGTCGAGAGCGAGGTCCACGCCGGCAGCGTGCAGATTTACCCGGCTAAGGCATTGGAGGCAGTGGAATGAGCAAGGTATTGGTTGATCCCGCTGCGTTGGAAGAGGCGGCAAAGTGGCTTGAGGTTCACTCGTCAAGCTCAGGAAGCGCCGAGGCTTTCGCAGCTGAGGCATTGCGCGAGGCAATTGCCCAGCCCGCAGAGGCGGAAGGGGTAAGCAATGCGCGCCTGATGAACACGCTGGCTGAACTGGCCCGGCGCGCCCCGCTTCGCACGCTGCACACGATCTGCGAAACGCAGCACCAAGTCAGCACGGTAAAGCTGGAGCGATATCTGGAACCAATCGGCGACACCCTTGCCGGCTATGCCTTCACCCTGCGGATTGACTTCGACAAGCTCAGCGCCGCCCTGTCTGCCGTGACCGCCGAGCGGGATAGGCTGCAACAGTTCGAGGCCGCATACAACGAATGGCACGACAAGACCGAGTGGGTGCAGAAAACCGCCAAGGCGAACGAACTAGGGAAGCACCGCGCCGACGTGCTCAAGGATCGGGTTGACCAGCTTCAAGCCGAAGCAGCCGGCGTAACGGTGAGGGGGTGAGGGATGGGCGCACGAGAGAAGCCAGAGCCAATTGAAGGCCAGCAGGTCGACAAGGTTTACGAGAGGAAGTTGGCCGAACTGATCGGCACGACGCCGAAGGCCTTGGAGCGGAAGCGTCAGCGCGGAGTATTGCCGCCTGGCGTATGGGAGAAGATCGACGGCTGTATCATGTACAGCTTGGAGAGGTACAACGAATGGGCAGAAAGTCAGTGGGGCTCCCCCAAGGCGTCGAGATCGCCGGGAGCTCCGTCCGCATCCGCTTCACATGGAAGAAAGAGCGACGTTGCGAAACGCTCCCCTATCCTCAAACGCCCAAGGGATTTGCAGCAGCAGCAGGTTTACGAGCTCAGGTAACGCAGCTGATCAAGCTCGGTATGCTCACGGACGACAAGTATGCCGAGCTCTTCCCCTCCTCCCGCTACACCCTGGCACGCATCACACCGACCTTCGGCCACTTCGCACAGCTATGGCTTGACAGCCGGCAGATCGTGTTCAACACCCGCCGCAACTACCTTCGCGTCCTCAACAAGTATTGGATGCCTCACTGGGCCACGAAGCGCCTGGACGAGATCCTGCCGGTGGACGTGCGCGTGCTCATGACCAAGATCGCATGGAACTCGGCAACCGACCGGAACGCCGCGGTACAGGCAGCAAAGGCAATCTTCGAGGCGGCGACCAAAGATGGAGTGATTGCCGAGAACCCAATGCGCTCTGTCGAGAAGGCCAGGGAGGCCGAGCGCGACATTGACCCATTCACCCCGGCCGAGCGTGATGCCATCTTGGCCGACCTGTACGGGCGCCTAACAGGCATTCGCCGCAGTTACGCATCCTTCTTCAAGCTGGCGTTCTACACCGGCCTGCGGACAGGCGAGCAGCTTTCGTTGCGCTGGTCTGACGTTGACCTTCCCGCCAGGACGATCCGCATCCGGTCGACACTGGAGAAAGGCAAGGCGCGGGATAACACCAAGACGAAGCGCATCCGTAAGGTGCTTTTGGTGGATCAGGCCATCGAGGCACTGGAAGAGATGGCCGAGCTCACCCGTGACTGGAATGAGTTCGTGTTTGCGCCCACCAGCGGCGCGAAAGGTAATATCAGCAACGTGGTCAGCACGGCCTATCATCTGAAGCAGTCGATGAAGCGGCTGGGCATTCGCCCGCGTCGGCAGTACGATACGCGGCACACCTACGCGACGGTTTGCCTGTCCGCTGGCATAGCTCCGGCCTTCATCGCGCAGCAGCTTGGAAACAGCATCGAAACCCTGCTGAAGCACTACGCCAAGTGGATCTCGTCCAGTGCCGACTGGGCCGAACTGGACAAGCTGAAAAACAGCTAA